GACATGGACACAGATAGCGGCTTAATATTATGTTGATACCACTACAATTACCACCCGGAGTTCATGCAAACGGAACAGAGTTTGAGTCTTCTAACAGATGGCGTGAAGCTAGTCTAGTTAGATGGCACGATGGTTCAATGAGACCAGTAGGTGGATGGACAGTAAGAAAATCTAGCGCATTTGCTACAGCACCTAGAGCAATGATTTCATACCTAGATAACGATAGTGACGAACATATGGCGGCTGGAACATATGACAAATTATATTATGTGAACCCGGCACTAACAGTAACTGACATAACACCATCTTCAGGATTTACTTCAGGCTCTTTAAATGGCGCACTTAATTTAGGTTATGGTGGCGGATTTATGGGTTCAACAAATTATGGTCGAGCGCCAACAAGTTCAGGAGTTTATGCAGAAGCAACTACTTGGTCATTAGATACGTGGGGAGAATATCTTCTAGGCGTGTCTTCAACGGATGGTAAGTTATTAGAGTGGCAAGGTAATCCTAGTGCAAACGCGGCAACAGTTGCGAATGCTCCGGTAGACAACCTAGCTATGGTAGTCACAGAAGAAAGGTTTGTATTTTGTTTAGGAGCTGGTGGTAATCCACGTAAGGTTGCATGGTCTGATAAAGAAAATAATACTTCTTGGACAGCCGCCGCAACAAACGAGGCTGGTGACATGGAGCTTCAGACTAATGGACAGATTATGTGTGGCGTTAGAATGAGAGGCGCAACATTAATCTTGACAAGTGAAGATGCACACTTAGCTACTTACTCAGGAGCGCCATTTGTATATGGATTTCAAAGAGTAGGTACAGCATGTGGCATAGCCTCAAGGAAAGCCGCAGTAGCAATTGATGAGGGCGCATTTTGGATGGGTAAGAAAGGCTTCTACACATTTAATGGTTCTACTGCTACAGAAATTGCTTGTGAAGTAGCTGACTATGTGTTTGATGATTTAAACCCTTCACAGGTAAGTAAAGTGTATGCAGTACATAACTCACAGTTTGGAGAGATATGGTGGTTCTATCCTTCAGAAAGTGCAAATGAAAACGACAGATACGTTACCCTTGACTATAAAGAAGGTCATTGGGCAACAGGCGTTATAGACAGAACTGCTGGTGTTGACCAAGGAATATTTGTTAATCCAATATGGGCAGATGCAAGTGGTAATCTTTACAATCAAGAGACTGGATACACACATGGCTCAGTTAAGCCTTATGCTGAATCAGGCTCTATTAGTCTAGGCAATGGTGATACTATTATGAAAGTAAGTAAGCTTATCCCTGACGAAAGAACTCAAGGTCAAGTTGAAGTTACATTTAAAACTAGATTCCATCCTAATGACTCCGAAACATCTCATGGCGCTTATACATTAAGTAATCCAACAGATGTTAGATTTACAGGAAGACAGGTTAGGGTTAAAATACAAGGAACTGCAAACGATAATTGGCGGTCAGGGATTATGAGAATAGATGCTGTACCGGGTGGTAGACGATGAGTATTGCTACTCCGCCACCACCGTTAGGAGCAGACTGGAAACCTTGGGGAGAACGTATTAACGCTTTCCTTACAAGTACACGAAACAAATTACAGTTCAAAGACTCAGATTCTAGAGCTGTAGAAGATGGTATTTTGATGTGGGATGCCGCACAAGATTGTCCAGTAGTATCAAAGAATGGAGCTTGGATTAAGTTAAAATTAGACCCATGAATATACAAGAACAACTTATGGCTGGAAAGGATTGGATTATGTCTGCGCTTAATAAAGGCGGTGACACACATGACTTTAAAGATATTGTAGATGGTGTGTTAAGTGGACACATGCAACTATGGATGGGGTCAAACGGTTGTGCAGTTACAGAGATTGTAGTGTATCCTAACAAAAAAGTGCTACACGTATTCTTAGCCGGTGGAGATAAAGGCTACGGAATTAAACAGATTACAGACATGCATGATAGTGCAATGGAATGGGGAAAATTACAAGGCTGTGACGGAATGTCAATAGCCGGTAGGAAAGGATGGAAACGTGTTCTTGAATCTAAAGGATGGAAAGAACAACTTACAATATTAGCAAAGGAGTTTTGACATGAGTTCAGGTGGCGGCGGTAAAGGTGGTGGAAAGAAAACAACTACAGAGACAACAGTACCTGAATGGGTAAGAGCGCCAGCAGATAGAAATCTGCAACGTGCAGAAGCTCTCCAACAAATTGAGTACATGCCATACTATGGCGCACAAGTGGCGGCATTTAATGACAATCAAGCGGCGGCATTTCAAAACAATAATGATGCGGCTTCAGCTTTTGGTTTACTCGCTCCTACAGATGCAATGAGTAGTATGCCAACTCCAACTACATACGCTAATGGTATGAAAGGTTACAGCTCTATTCCATTGTACGACCAAGCTATGAAAGAATTAACAGCTTCAAATCCTGACAATATGGATGCCTACAGTAAACTATTTGGTAATGCAGTACCAGCAAATACACCTCAATACGCTGGACGTAGTGGTGGTGGTGGTGGTGGAGGAGGAGTTGCTCCTAGAGGTGGAAGAGATTTAACTTACGCTGAAACTATGGCACAAACATACGCAAATACCAAAGTTGGTGAAGATGCTAGTGGTAAATCAATCTATGGATATACTGGACAAGGTGATGCCGGAGGCAGAGCTGGTGTTATGGATATTGGAGCGCCTAAATACAATTACAACGTTCAGGCAACAACCGCACCTAAACCTTCAAAGTATGCTTCACAAAAAACTTATAAGAGCAAAGGTGGTACATACAAAAATCCGAATAATCAATCTTACGGAGGTCGGTAATGGCTGGACAAGCACCCGGAGGTCAGAAGACTCCACCAAATATTAACAGCCTAGCGGCTCAAGGCATACAAGGTGCTGGATTAGGAACTGCGGCTGGAATGGCTTACAACCCTAGTCTAGTAGGTGTTGCTGGAACAAGCGCTTCAGTTAATCCAACAAATGTGACTGGCTCAAATGTAAACGCAATGAACGTTGCTGGTTCGAGTGTTAATCCAGCTTTAAATAATGTGACTGGCTCAAATGTTAATACGAATTATGTGGGTAGCAATGTAACTCCTACAAATGTTAGTGGTACAAATGTAAATGCCGCATTAAACAATGTTGCTGGCTCTAATGTTGCTGGCTCAAATATTAATGCACAACAAATAGGACAACAAAATTTAAGTCCACAAGTAATGGCTCAAATGATGAGAAACACATCAATGACTCCTTACATGAACCCATATACAGATTCAGTAATTAAAGCTAATGAGACTGACATCTTACGTGGTGCTAACATGGGATTAGATATGTTAGGCGCACAAGCTCAAGCGGCTGGTGGATTTGGAGGCTCACGTCATGGTGTTGCTATGGGTGAAATGGGTAGAGGTGTTGCAGAACAGTTAGCACAATCATCTGCTGGACTTAGACAAGCTGGTTATCAAAATGCACAAGCAATGGCTGGTCAAGATATAGCAAACAATTTTCAATCTCAAATGGCTAACCAAGCTGGTGGTCAATTTGATATTAATACTAACATGCAAGGTCAATTAGCAAACCAAGGAGCTGGATTACAGGCTTCACAAGCTAACCAACAAAACGCAATACAAGCTGGTTTAGCTAATCAACAGAACGCTTTGCAAGCGGCTGGTATGAACCAAAGTGCTGGCATGCAAGGTCAATTAGCGAATCAACAAAATGCACTACAAGCGGCTGGTATGAATCAGTCTGCCGGAATGCAAGGACAACTAGCTAATCAAGCAAACAAAATGCAAGCTTTAGGAATGGGTCAAAACTCTGCACTAGCTAATCAACAGAATGCGTTACAGTCGCAAGGTATGAACCAACAATATGGTATGCAAGGGCAACTTGCTAACCAAGGTAACGCACTACAAGCTGGACTAGCTAATCAATCGGCTAATATGCAAGCTGGACTAGCTAATCAAGGTAATGCTTTACAAGCTGGTGGTATGAATCAGCAATACAATATGCAAGGACAAATGGCTAACCAATCTGCTGGTATGCAAGACATACAAAACCAGTTGCAAGCTTCATTGGCAAATCAAAACGCTGGACTACAAGGAAACCAACTTAGACTTGGAGCGGCTAATCAATTAGGTCAATTATCTAATCTTGGTTTTGGTATGGGTCAACAAGTTAACAATAATTTAGCACAGCAAGGCGCACAGCAACAAGCAATGCAACAAGCTCTAATGCAAGCGGCTCAAGCTCAGTTCCAAGGATTTCAAAATCATGGAGCGCAAGGTATAGGTTATGTCAACCAAGCACTTGGACAAACTCCTAACGTTGGCACTACTACAAAACAAGAGACTAAACAAAATGGAATATTTGACTACTTAACAGCAATGACAAATAGCTATTCAGGAGGCGCGTAATGGCTGGACTAGGTGACAGAGCTACAGGCTTAATGAGCATGCTCTTTGGTGGTGATGAAGAAACTACTCCTGAAGGTGGTGGTGATACTGGAAGCGGTATGGGCATGGGTCTAGGCAACGTAATGACTAATGTAAGCAATCAAATGTTTAAGGGTATGAGCCGAGAACAAGTCTACAAAATGGGTCAAAGCTTTAACACATTACGTTTTGAGCCTGATGATAGAATGGCGGCTAACTTTGAATCAAGACTTGCCGCTATGGATAAAGACAAAAGCTCTAAAGCCGCAAGAACAAATGCAATTAATGCGCTTTCAAAAATGAAATCAGAACAATACCCAAATGGTAGAGTTGATTTAGCAGATTTAGTTAGGCAAGGTGTCCTTCCACCGGGTGATGCTATAAAAGAAGCAATGAAAAAACCTACAGTAAGTAAAACGCAAGAATTACTTGGTATATTTAATGACGAAGCTAATCCTTATAATTTAACTGACGCGCAACGTCAATTGGGTACAAATAATGCACTAGGAATATCTGTTACTAAAGGCGACTTAGAGAAGAAAACAGATTTGTATACAAAAATGAAAACAGAGGCTGACGCGGCTGGCACAGAAATTAGTCCTAATATGTTGGAAATGTTTGGTATTTCAAAAGAAAAACAATCAGAATTTGATGAAGATTGGAACAATTTAACTCTATTTGCTCAACAAAATGGCATGAAAGATGCAGAATTACAAGACAAACGTTTAGCATTAATAACTGGAGTTCAACCTAAAGATGGTAAGACAGATGCTATACGTACTATGGAGTTCCGAGCTGAAGCGGCTGGACTAAAACCGGGTACTCCTGATTATGAAGCGTTTTTCTTAAATTATGGCGGCGGACAAGGTGTAGATATTGACATTGATTTAGGTGATGAAGACAATAAAGAAGACTATCGCAAAAAAATACAAGGCTTAACAGCAGAAGAAGATATGGCAGATATAAAATCTATGCAAGCCGCTAAAAAAGCAATTGTTAAATTAGATAAAATTCTTGGTATTATACAAAAGGGAGACCCAAACTTAGGTGCATTACAAGGATTAAAACAAAGAGCGGATGAATTGTTAGCTAAATTTACTAATAGTAAAGAAGCATATGCATCAGCAACAGACACGCAAGTTTTAGAAGCATTATTAGGAAGTGATGTATTTGGTATGATTGCAATATTAGGTATTGGCGCACGTGGTATTGATACGCCGGCAGAAAGAGATTTCTTAATTAGAGTTATGACTGGTGAACAGAAAATGACTAAAGCCGCTTTAGAAGAAATGACTTATTACAGACGTAAATATTCAAGACAAGTTCTTGAAGAATACAATGAAAGACTAGGAAACGGTTACTACGATAATTACCAAAAATATGGAAGAAAATTAAGTCCTGTAGAAGTCACAGCTTTAGAACCTTATGCACCACCTTTATTAGCAGATACAATATCTATAGATAGAGCAAATGAGTTATTACTAAAATATCCTACCCAACAGAGTAATCAATAATATGGCAACTCCAACATATGCACAACTTTTACAAGCTTTAAACTCAGCAGACCGAGCTGGCAATGTAGACGATGCAATGGAGCTTGCAAATCTTATAAGAGAGCTTTACCCGGATGGAAACGTAGAGGATGCTGTAACACCACAAAGCGTAATCAATGAAGCAATGGTTATTGATGAAGGTTTAGGTAATGTTGATGTAACAATGGAGCAACCATTAGCTAATAATGGTGTTATACGCGAGCCTACAGCCGCAGAAAATATAACTCAGCAAACAAGACCTCAACAACAAGTTTTAGCCACACTTGAGCCGGGTCAACTGGTCGTACAAAACGCAAATGGAGTTACTGAGTATGTTGACCAAATAAATCGTATTGTTTCAAATAATGAAGAAGTTGTAGCGGCGGCTATGGCATTATCACAAGGACAAGATACAGAACATCCGGCAGAAGTCTACGCAAGAGTTCAAGCAAAACTAAATTTTCAAGGAGAAGGCGGTGTACAAAATTATTTAACTGGATTATCTGGAAACGTTGTAGAAGGGGGTCTTGGTGTAGGAAGTTACCGAGACGAAGGATTAGGCGCTGTGAATGATGGTGTAAACTGGTTATATCAACAAGCTAATAGGTCAATGCCATATACTCAAAATACATTTGAAGATGGTGATATGTCTAGCAACAACAACTTATTAATGACTGGCGATGAAATTGCGGCTAAATCAAAAGCATTAGATGCAAATTTTGACCTTGCGTATCCTAAAAGTTCTATTGCCGCTAATGTTGCTGGTGGTTTAGTTACTGGTTACTTAGGTGGCTCAACTAAAGTGGCACAAAAATTATACAAATGGATTGGTAATTTACCAAGAACTTGGAAAGGTTTTACATTATTTGGTACTGGCGCGGCAATAGGCGGTGCTGAAGGTACTTTGTATGGCTATGGCGCTGGTGAAGATGGTGGTAGAGTTGAGGAAGCAATGACCCAAGGAATTATGGGCGCGGCATTAGGAGCTGGAGCTAACCTAGCAATTATGCCATTATCATGGGCATTTAGCAGAATAGCTAATGGTTTAAAAGATAAAAGCACAGAAACAATAGCATCATTGTTTGTTATAAGTAAAGAAGCCGCTCAAATCATAAAAGAAACAATTAAAGATACAGGCGCTACATTAGAAGATATGGTTGGAAATCTAAATAGAGGTGGCACAAGTACAGAAACTGGAGCGATGCTTGCGGATGCAGATGTAGCTACTCAAGTAATTTTAGATGCTGTTGCGGCGTCAGGTGGTGGAACTTCAAAACAAGTTAGTGAAGCATTAAAAGCTAGAATGGGTGAAAATTTTCTTATGCTTGATAAGTCACTAAATCAGAATGTAGCTGATTTACCATTTATGGACAAACCTTTTAATAATATAAAAGCAGACCCGAAAGAAATAGCAGAAAAAGCGGCTAAAGAGTCTCGTCCAGCTAGAAACAAAGCATATAACAAGGCATACGCTAACAAAATTGATTATTTAACTGATGAAGGTAAAGCAGTACAACAAGCGTTAGATGATATTGATGAAAATGTTCTTACAGAAATATTAAGCGGTATTAATCAATCAATTAAAAAAAGTGGTGATGATGTAACTGAATTAGCTTTTAATCGTAGCGTTAAAGCCAATGGCGATGAAATCTTAACGCTAGTAGATGTACCTACAATGAAACAGCTTGATTACATTAAACGTGGTCTTAGTGATATTGCCTACAATTCTCCGGGTGTTCCTAGACCAAACGAATTATTACCGGGTCTTAGTCAACGTGCAAAAGACGCTTTAGATTTAAGATACACTTTATCTAACGCCTTAAAAAATGCTAATCCTGATTATGCTAAAGCAGTTAAATTAGGACAAGATAAAATAACACGTGAAAATGCTTTAGAGCAAGGTTATAAAATGTTAGATGAGGGTTACTCACCTCAAGCAGTAGCTAGAGTATTAAGAGATGCTGGAGACGCAGAAAAAGAAATGGCAAGAATGGGCATGCGCGCTCATCTAGAAAGAATTATTGGCAAGATGAAGCCTACGCCATCAAGAATGCCGGACTCTAAAGAATTAGATGAAATGTGGAAAATGCTATCCTCTAGAGACAACAGACAAATTTTAGAACTAGTATTGACACCTAAAGGTTACAAAAACATAGTTAAAGATTTAGACAAAGCAGAAGTAGCAATTAAGCTCAGAATATCTGTAGCAGAAAACAGTAAAACAGCTATACGTGCAAATGTAACCCAAAATATTGAAGACATAACAAATGAAGCCGCGTCAATTAGACAAACACTAGCTGAAGGTAGAGGAATAGAAGCTACAAGAAAAATTATTCAAAGAATAAATGAAACTGACGCTATATCAGCAAAACATAAAAAGCTTATAATGAAAGAATTAGCTAATGCAATGACAGCACAAAGAGGGTCTGCGGCAATAGCACAATTAAAGGCAGTTTATAAAGCGATTAAAAATGGTGACCAAACAATGGCAGATATTGAATACTTAGCTAATTTTATGTATTCAGGAATCAATTTACAATTTATAACTGGTGCGGCAACAAAGGGTAGAGAGATTCGAGACACTTATAATAAAGAACCTACCTACATAATTAATCAGACAGAGGCATTAGCACAATGAAGCTTAAAAAAATGACAGATGATGAAGTTCAAGACATAGTATCAGACGCGTTAAGTGGTGCAACTTCTTTTATTGAAAGCGAAATATCTCAAGACCGTATTAAATCTCAGCGTTATTTTGAGGGTGAAGTTGACATAGGTCAAGAAGATGGTCGCTCTAAGATTGTTGCTACAAAAGTAAGAGACACAATAAGAGCAATCAAGCCAAGTCTAATGCGTGTGTTTTTGTCTTCAGAAAACCCTGTAGAGTTTGTTCCAACTAACCAAGAAGATGTCAGTAATGCAGAACAAGCAACTAAATACGCTCATTGGAAGTTTCAACAACTAGATGGCTATAAACTTTTAAATGATGCAATACATGATGCCTTAGTCAAGAAAACAGGTGTTTTAAAGATATGGTGGGAAGACACAACTGACGCAGAAATACGCTCATATACTAATGTAACAGAAGAAGAATTATCAGCAATTGTTAATGAAGATAATGTAGAAGTTATTGAGCATTCTACTGAAATGGGAATGATGACTGACGAAACAGGCATGCAAATTGAACAAGAAAAGCATTCTTTAAAAGTAAGTTATTCAAAAAAACAAGGTGAGCTAAAAATTGAAGGCGTGCCACCTGAAGAGTTTCTTGTAGATAGAAACGCAAAGAGTGTAACAGATGCTTATATAGTAGCGCACAAGACTGAGATGCGTGTAAGTGATTTAGTGTCAATGGGGTATGACTTTGAGCAAGTATCTGAATTATCCGGATTAAGCTCTGACAGTACATACACAGACACAGAACAATTTGAACGCATGGGTTACGAACAAGAAGACGAAGAGAACATTTCAGATGTTTCAATGAAACAAGTACAAGTTACTGAAGCGTACATGAAGATTGATAAAGAAGGTACAGGCATTGCTATGATGTACAGAATTTTAATGGCTGGTGGTGAAAACGAAGTATTAGAGTGTGAACCTTACGGTGAAGTGCCATTTGCAATATTTGAAATAGACCCTGAACCACATACATTCTTTGGTAGAAGTGTTGCAGACTTAATTATGAATGACCAAGACTCTTCTACAGCGATGCTTAGAGGAATGATGGACAACGTAGCGTTAACAAACTCTCCTAGACAGGGTTATGTACAAGGACAGGTTAATGTAGACGATTTAATGAACAATGAGATAGGCGGATTAGTGAGAATGAAATCTCCAGCCGCTTTAGTAGATATTGCAACACCATTTGTAGCTGGTCAAGTTTTAACAGCAATGCAATACTTAGACATGGCTATTGAAGGCAAAACTGGAGTAACAAAAGCTTCTATGGGATTAGACCCTGACGCTCTACAGAATACTTCAGCTACAGCCGCAAGATTACAGGCTCAACAAGGTTCAGCACAGATTGAAGTAATGGCTCGAAATATTGCCGAGGGCGGCATGAAACGTTTATTTAAGTTAATGCTAGAGCTTTTAATAGAAAATAGCTGTGAAGAGACTATGATGCGTTTAAACGGACAATTTCAACCTATTGACCCTAGAGTATGGAATACAGGCATGGATATGACAGTTAATGTAGGTGTAGGTACTGGGCAAGAGGGTGAACGTCACGCGGCACTTACTCAAGCTTTACAAATGCAAATGCAAATTTGGACTCAATATGGTAGTGGCAATGGCATGGTAACTATGACTGGTATTAGAAATACACTTGGTGATATGTTAGCTTTACAAGGCGTTCGCAATGTTGATAGATACTTTAGTCCTCTTACACCTGAAATTGAAGCACAGTTAGTACAACAGCAACAACAAGCGGCTTCAGAGAATCCTGAATTATCCGAAGCAGATGCGCTAGTTCAAGCTGAACAATACAAAGCGGATAAGAAAGCTGAAATGGATATGATGAAAATGCAGATAGAGGCTCAGAAGGCTCTTGCAGTAGATGATAGAGAGCGTGATGAACTAGACCAGCAACTAATTATAAAAGCGGCTGAAATTCTTGGTAAATACGGTACATCTGTAGATACAGCAAAAATTAAAGAAGCACAACAAAAAGCTAGATACCCTGATGAGTCTCCAGCACAAGCAGTAGAAGGAGGACGATTCTAGTGCATGTAGTTGAAAAAGGTGCTAAGATGCGAACATTACAGGCTGATGATACGTTTCAATTAGCCTTGAAAGAAATCAATGAACAGCAAATTGCTGTTTTTGTAGATGCTGATTCTAGTTTAGAACAGCGTGAGGAAGCACACGATATGATATGTGCGCTTAGAAAGATTGATGATTATTTCGACTCTGTTAAAACAGATGAGGTAATGTACAATCATAAACAAAATAAAGGAGAATCAGCACCGTGAGTGAATCAACGACTGAAAATATAACCGACATAGATAGTGCTGTATCAAGCATTATTATGCCTGAAGAGACAATAGAAGAAAATGTAGATGAATCTCAGATAACAGACGATATAGATGCGTCTGCTGATACTGATATAGATACTGATATTGACTTGGAAGATGATAACACAGAGGAAGAAGTTGAAATTGAAGCTTCTGATACTGAGGATGACGATGACCTAATAGAGGATGCCAGTCCTAGTGAGCCTTCTACACATACTGTCAAGATGGATGGACAGGATATGGAAGTAACTCTAGAGGACTTAAAGCGCGACTATGGTGGACAAAAGTACGTCCAAAAAGGTATGCAAGATGCGGCGGCACAAAAGAAAGAAGCTGAAGCAGTTTACACAGCCTTAAATAACGAACGAGAGCAAATAGCTCAGTTATATAACCAAATCCAACAGAATGGTATGCAAGCTCCACCGGTTAAACCTTCAAAAGAAGAGTTTGATGCAGACCCAATAGGGTACATGCAAAAGAACATTGAATTTGAGGAAGCTAGTGCGGCGTACAATAACCAAATGGCACAACTTCAACAAGTTGCACAGAAAAGTAGTGCGGCTCAAGAAAATGCACATAAGGCTTATTTACACGAACAAATGCAAATCCTTCAAAAGGAAATTCCAGCGTTTGCTGATGCTACTAAAGCCGGCAAATTAAGAGAACGTTTGGTTACAACTGGAACAAATCATTACGGATATTCCAATGATGAAATTTCAAATATAACTGATGCAAGAGCTATTAAAGTCTTGCTAGACGCTCAGAGGTATCAGGATATTATTTCAGGCAAGTCAAAGGCTCAGGTAAAAACTAAGTCTGCGAAATCTGTTATGAAGCCGGGTGCTAAGAGAACTGCTACTCCAACTGCTAAAATTCGTGAACGCCAAAAGGCAAAACTCAAAGGTTCAGGCTCTATTGAAGATGCAATGAACTTAATTTTAAATACATAATGGAGAAATATTATGGCGCAACCCGCACATACGTTCGACAGTTATGACGTTAAAGGTATTAGAGAAGACTTATCTAATGTTATTCATGACATAAGTCCTGAAGAAACTCCTTTTTACTCATCGCTGAAAAAAACTAAAGCAAGTAACACTTACCATGAGTGGCAGACTGATACTCTTAGAGCTTCAGCCGCTAACGCTCATATTGAAGGTGACGCAACTGCCGCAGAAGCAAGAGTGGCAACTGTTCGTCTTGGTAACTACACGCAAATTTTTAAGAATGCAGTAGTTGTTCCTGATACAGACGAAGGACTAGACAAAGCTGGTCGTTCTGCTGAGATGGCATATCAAGTGCTAAAAATTGCTAAAGAGCAAAAGCTTGACATTGAAAAAGCTTTATTTGCAAACAACGCCTATGTTGCTGGTTCAGCTTCTGCGGCACGTGAACTAGCTGGTCTAGGCGCATACATGACATCTAATGTTGCAAACATTGGTGGTTCAGGTGGTGCTAACCCTACTGGTTCTGTTCCGGGTGCAACTGCAAGAACTAACGGTACTCAGACAGCGTTTACTCAAGCTGACTTTGATACTGTAATGCAGTCTATTTGGGTAGCTGGTGGTAAAGCTGATACAGTTTACTTGTCATCTTTCCAAATGAACCTTGCTCTAGGTTTTGCTGGTAATAATAACCAACGTTCAACAGTACAAGCTGGTGACCAAAAGGTAATTAAATCATTGGATGTATATGTAACTCCGTGGGGAACAGTTGAATTTACTCCTCATCGTGAAGTACAAAGCAGAGATGTTTACATACTTGATAATGATATGTTTGAAGTAGCGGTATTAC